TGGGACGATCTGTATAGAAAACTTAATGTTTTCGAGGCAGGTTTTGCTTTAGATGAGAGTCAATATGACTCTTCTCTACGTCCTTTTCTCATGTGGGGGTGTGCCCGCCTGCGCTGGAACTTCTTGCGCGAAGAGGATAAAACTGTGGACAACTATCGCCGAATTCTTGTGTACTACAGGAATCTGGTGAATACAGTGATTGTTTCCCCTGATGGAGTCTTGGTGATGAAACACACCGGAAATCCATCAGGTTCAGTAAACACGATTACGGACAATACGTTGATTTTGTACACGTTGCTAGCTTATGCTTGGTTGAACACTGTGCCAAAGGAACTGCAAAATTTGAATGATTTTGAGTTTCACACAGCAAAAGCATTGGTTGGTGACGACAATACTTGGACAGTCTCACAAGAAGCTTTGCCGTATTTTAATGCGCGAAGCGTTATTGAGGTCTGGAAGAGTATTGGTGTGACAACTACAACGGATTCATTAGAACCACGGGAAGCCAAGGAGCTGGACTTTTTGTCAGCACACACAGTGTTTCTGAAAGGAAAAGCTGTCCCTATTTATAATAGAGTGAAGCTTATGACCTCACTGTTGTATGCTCCGAAAGTCCATCTTACCCCAGCGATAACGCTCGAAAGAGTGGCTGCTATGCTTAGCATAGGTTGGACCGACCTTCCTTTCCGAAATTTCTGTCGTAATGTCATAGCTTGGTTGCTGGAGAAATACGACCAAGTTATGCGAGATGATCCACGATGGATTTTGGCCAAGTGTCAGATTCAAACAGATCAGGATTACGAGCGCCTATTCTTAGGGGACAGTGTGTTGTTTCCCCAATCTTTATCTGGAAGAACTGTAAAGTTGAGCCAGCCAGATAAAAGCATGAATAGTGCTTCATCCAAGAGGAACGGGACGAAACCCGGAAAGAAAACAAGGAAAGTGAAGAAGGCACGAGCTTCACGCACCCGAAAAGGGGGAGCTACTCGTGTGGCAAATGTGGGAAAGACAAAGGTTAATACGATTGGTAAACCCCGTCAGCGGATTTTACCAAATGGTAACCTCCTGGTCACGCATCGAGAATTTATTTCAAAGGTGCCAGGATCGGTGAACTTTTCAATAAGAACTGATCCGATAAATCCAGGACTTCCCACCCAATTTAAATGGTTGTACCCCATAGCAATGCGTTATGAGTCATACCGGTTCCGGAAATTAAAGTATGAATTCATTAACTCAAAAGCAGGTACTTTTGCTGGAGAGGTTATTATGGGGATTGATTATGATCCGTCTGACCCAGAGCCCTTCAATGAGGATGAACTCCAAAGTTATTTTGGATCTAAAACAGGACAGATTTGTCAGCCGTTACAGTTCAATGCAAATGTATCGATGCTGCACAAAATCGGTCCTTCGAAGTTCACAAGACTAGGGGGCTTGTCAGCAAATCAAGACATCAAGCTATATGATAGTGGAAACTTCTTTATAGCCACCACAGACTGCGCAGACACATCGACCATAGGGCGATTGTTTGTGGAGTACGAAGTGGAATTGATGACACCGCAGGTCAGTGCGGCTGATGTGCTCTCAGCGCGGATCAACTGCACTAATGAGACAGCTTCTGCCCCATTGGGAGATACTGAATTTGGTATCAATGGGGCCTTAGGAGCAACGTTAGTGTCAGGGACAACCTTCACGATTGATGTTCCAGGTCAGTACCAAGTTATAATAGTTGGTAATGGAACAAACATTACCAGCGCTACAAGAATCACCGCTGTAAGCGGTGCTTCTGAAGTGGGTACTGCCATAACATCAATCAATGCAGCAGCTACGAACTGTGTATCATTTTGTCCGGTTAAAATGAACACAGCAAGCGACACGCTCACTGTGTCGGTCACTGCTACAACTATCACATCAACAGTGATACGTATATGCCCATACACATTTGACAATGTGTAAGTGTCGTTGCTGCATTAGGTTCTCGTAAAGTTAAGAGCAAAACTTACACCATTCGAGATGAAACATTGGGAGTGGACCCAGCCACTTACAAACAAAATATTAGGGAAAAATAGGGTCTTCAAAGAAATCCAGTACGCAACTGGTACCTAATGAAGTGAAAGGCGGGAGCTTCTTGTGTTGGCTCTTCAATGCAACACAAGCTTCGTAATGGAAGAGAAAACAGGAACCTGGATTCGCCTACAGTAATTGGCGGAGTGAGTCAAATAACACTTAAACAGATTTGAGGTTTATCAAGTAATCGAGCTAAGCAAACATGAGAGTAATGGAGTGAAGCGAGTAGATAGGAAGAG